AGGTAAGCGGAGTTTCACCAGGTGAACTTAGCAACAGAATCACCTGGATAAATAAATCACCAGCACAACACAAACCGCTGGTAATACACATAAACACACACAAGGAGAAGTAAATGAGTATGACACCCTATGAGATACGGCTAGAACTCTTAAAAATGGCCAAAGAAATGCTCACCGATGACTATTATGGCAAGCGTGAAGTTATTTCAAACGAGTGGACAACCAAGGTAGAAGAATCCAAAATTAACGGAACTCCTTCACCACAACATCCAGGTTTTCCACCATTTCCCTCCGAAGAAGAAATCATTAAAAAAGCAGAGATGCTCAATGGTTTCGTTTCTCAAACCCCTCCACAACCTGAAGTAAAAATAAAATCGAAAACGAATTCGTAATTGGAGACCAAGGCGGTCAGATGTTTGGCCGCCGTAATCAAAAAGGAAGAAAAATGTATTTCAACCGTAAAGTAACAAATAAATTTTTAATTGCAATCTCAACAGTTCTCATTGCAGTTAATCTACTAATTCCCGTAGCCAAGGCACAAGCAAACAAAGCAACTGTTTCAAATCTTGGCAATCATTTCAGTAACGAGGTACAATGCCTTGCTGAAAACATTTATTATGAATCTGCTAGTGAGTCCTTTGAAGGTAAACTAGCAGTAGCACAAGTAACACTCAATCGTGTAAACTCTGGTAAATTTCCTAAAACAGTTTGTGGTGTTGTCAAGCAAAAAGATGAAGTGAATGGTAGAATAGTCTGCCAGTTCTCTTGGTTCTGTAGTTCAGCATACAGTATGATTCGTAATTCATACCAATGGGAAGAATCGGTACTTGTTGCAAAGAAAGCCTTGACATCCGAAGTTTCTCATGTTATACTTCATCGTGAAAAGGCCATGTATTATCATGCCAATTATGTGAAGCCTAATTGGAATTTACCAAGAATCACACAGATTGGTAATCACATTTTTTATAAAGAGAGAAGTAAAATATAATATGCCAACAAAAGGTGAGATTAAAGATTTTAGCATGATGATTGAAGAACTGGCATTCAAATTGAGATGTAATCACATGGATGCCATTCTACACCATTGCAAAGAAACGGGATTAGAAGTTGAAGTGGCATCTACATTAATTTCTTCCGCACTCAAAGCAAAAATTCGTGAAGAAGCACAAGAATTAAATTTGATTAAGAAAAGCTCTAAGTTGCCAATCTAATTAGTCATGACAGAGAATACCGGTTTTGCCGCATATGCCTTATGGAATGCTTTGAAATTACATTTTACTTCCGAATCTTATGATTACTTTAAGTATAACGGAAAAACAAATGTATCTAAACAGACATTCACCACCAACAAATCAAAATACCAATTCTATAAACTATCCCGTAAATACAATTTGGATGAATTGAAGAACTTCTATATTGCCAACTTTATACAAGGTAAAGGTGATTGGGTAGGTGACTTATTACAAGATGGTGATGAGAACTATACTAAGTGGCAAAAAACTCAACAGAGCTTGACATATACCTTTGAGAATGATATAATGTATATGTTTGATAGTGTTGATGGTGCCGAATTCTGGCACATTGACGATTATTTCAAACCTATTGATGGTGGTTGGCCAATGTTAATTACTAAGATGATGCATGAGAAGATTTCATTGGAAACAGTTTGTATCCTAATTGATATACTTGGTTGTATGCCAAAATGGGAGAAACAAATTACAGAAGATATTATTTGGCCAACACACCAAAGAATTATAAAAAAATATACACCGTTTATACCATATGATAAAGAAAAGTATAAACAAATTTTAAAAGAAAAGATTAAAGAATATGCATAAGATTACCAAGATTTACTTGGACATGGATGGTGTGATTGCTGACTTTGATAAACGATACAAAGAATTATATAAGATTGCACCAAAAGATGCGGACACATATAAAACATTTGATAAGTTTTTCACAACCTTCATTGCTGACAGACAATTTGCTAAATTAAACTTGATGCCTGATGCGATGATGTTGATTAACTATCTTAGGTCATTAAAGATACCAACAGAGATTCTTTCATCCACTTCCTCTGAGAAACGAGATGCAGAGATTCGGGAACAAAAGATAGAGTGGTTGAATAACCATAACATTGAGTTTCCTGTTAATTTGGTACCAGGTAAAAGGTTGAAAAAGAATTTCTCTAACCAAAATTCACTATTGATTGATGATACTTCACAAAACATCGACCAATGGCGAGTAGAAGGTGGTATTGGTATACTTCATACTGATGCCATTACTACCATCGGTATTTTGAAAATGTACACTTGACATTGGATAAATATTCTTATATAATGAATAATGTGGACAAGCCGTTTTATACACCGTTAATAATCCGTTTATACGAAAGGAAGTAAATTATGAGTTCATTTGCGAACCTCAAACGCCAATCTGGCAACCTCGATAAGTTATCTAAAGCAATCGAGGCACTCAATACCTCATCCGAGGGCAACGAAAAATCCGATAATTTCTGGCGACCAGAAGTAGACAAAGCTGGCAACGGCACGGCTACGATTCGTTTTCTGCCAGCACCTGCTGTAGATGGCGATGATGCATTACCATGGGTCAAAATATTCTCACATGGATTTCAAGGAGCAGGCGGATGGTTGATTGATAACTGTCTGACCACCAAGAATCAACAATGTCCTGTGTGTGAACACAATTCTTCATTGTGGAATTCTGGTATCGAAGCAAATAAAGATATTGTTCGTAAGCAAAAACGTAAACTAAATTACATTGCCAATGTTTATATTGTGTCCGACCCAAAACATCCTGAGAATGAAGGTCAGGTTAAATTGTTTAAGTTTGGTAAGAAAATCTTTGATAAGATTACTGAAGCAATGAATCCTCAGTTTGAAGATGAAACAGCAGTCAATCCATTTGATTTGTGGAAAGGTGCCAACTTCAAGTTAAAGATTCGTAAAGTTGAAGGTTATCAGAACTATGACAAGTCTGAATTTGAATCATCATCTCCATTGTTGAGTGATGATGATGAATTAGAAAAGATTTGGAAGTCGGAGTTTTCTTTGGCTGAAATGACTTCTGATAAAGAATTCAAGTCATATGATGTTCTGAAACAACGCCTTGATAAAGTTCTAGGCCTCAATGGTGAAGCACCAAAGACAACTGTAGAACAAACCAAAGCGAAGAACTTTGACGCCAAAACTAAATCTAATGATTCTCCATTCAAAGATAATTCTGAAGATGATGATATGGCTTATTTCAGCAAACTCGCTGAAGAAGATTAATGATGAGTTGTTTGTGATTTTTTAACTTTGATTGAAAGGAAGTAAAATGAAATACATAGTTTCTCTACTCGCAGCTGCATTTGCAGTAACCGCCTTTGCTCAAGCTCCTAAGAAAGAAGAGCCAAAGAAAGAAGCTCCAAAAGCAGAAGTTAAGAAAGAAGTTAAGAAAGACGAAAAGAAGAAGTAATTTTTTCTTTCTTAAAAGAAACCCACCTTTATGGTGGGTTTTTTATTGGTTATTATACAACTCTGGTACTGTATAATATCATTCTTTGGAATGTTTCTTCCATATTCCTTACCGAAGGAATCTCGGTGACACTTTGCTCAGATGGTTGATTTTGTGTATTGATATTTGTTGTATTGATTGTTTCACCAGCCAAAGTTGAATCCTTTGGTAAATTCATTTCTAAATTTTCATTAGTTGCTGGCATTACGGCTGCTGATGCAGGCGCCGCAGGCATTGGTGTGGCCGTGTCGGAAGATTCTGCTGAAGCCGTTGGTGTCGCTGTGGGTCCTGAATTGGATTCTGGTGTTGCTGTCGCTGGTACTGTGGCAGGTTTGCCAAGTAACTTATCTCTTTCAATTTTATAATCTTGAACTGCTCGTGCAGCTTCTGGACCTCGCTCTGCATATCCTTTTAATTGTGCATCATTTAATTTATCACCTTCATTGTAGTTTTTCTCATAATTAGCAATTTCAGCTTTTGTTTTTTCATATTCTGGAAGTTTTCTAATACGGTCTTCCTCATCTTTGGCACCAGCAAGACCTCCAATATCTTCTGCTTGTTTTAAGGCCAAATTAAAAGGTGAGTTTGGATCTTTATCGTAACTGGATTCATCAGTCAAAACTTTATACATGAAATAAGCAATACCAGCTGCAGCTGCACCACCTAATAAAACTCCACCAACACCAGTAACAGCGGCTGATGCTAGGCTACCTAATCCTTTAATTGCTAATTTACCAAGGTCTTTTAAACCAAACATGGCCAATATATCATCAAGTATTGAACTACCTGGTTCTTCTTTCTTTGTTGCTGTTTCTTCTTTTGTTGATTTATAACCTAAAGCATCCATTAATTCTTTATGGCGTTGTCTAGCTCTCAATTCTCTTTCAAATATTTCTTCTTCTGTGGGTGATAGATTTTCAAGTGAACGCCGAGAATCTTCCAACAAAAGATAAATCTCATTGAGCATCTCTAACATACCTTCCCCACCTTCATTAGTGGGTTTTATCTTTGATGCTGTGTCCATTTTACCTTGCTTACCGGTAAAATATTTCATATTCTTTTCACTTCTACCCATCAATCTACCAACAATAGCAGGAGCCAAATTTGAACCACCAGTCATAAACTTGGCAATGTTCATTGGATCAAACTTCTTCTTCAAGTTTGTCATTCTAGCTTTACCACCTTCTGAAACAGATTTAGAAATGGATTTACCAAAAGACTCTCCGCCAACCATTTTCTCAGCAATTCTATCTGATAGTGTTTTTTTTCTTATTCTATCGGCTTGTTCGTAGTCCATTTTTAACCTTTACTCTTTTCAAGAATTGCTGGCCTGTCATTCTCTTTTTGTTTCTTACTTGGTTGTTGTGTATTATTTGTTTGATTAACATTGGTGGTATTTACAATGTTTGCATTTTTATCAGATTCAGTCCGTTTTAAATCTTTATTTTCTTTTGATGATTGGTCTATTTGTGATCCTGCATTTGAAACATTATCTAAAGCGGTTGAATATTCATTTACTGTCTGTAATATCTTAGCACCAATGCCTTCATCCAAATTTAATTTTTTTCCACCAATTGCTTGAGTAACCGCTCTGTTTGCTTCGGATTGAGATTGAAAATCTAATTTTCCATTAGTTCCCTTTTTTACAAATTCGGCCACTACTTTATAATCAATATCTGGTTGATTAACTAATTCAGGATTAGATACAAGGTCTTGTCCTACAATCTTTGAGTATGCTTTGTAATTGTTTTTACCAGTTAATTGAATTGCACCGCGGCCACGATATTTAAAACCATCACCTTCTTGTGTGTTGCCCATTGATTGGCCAATAGCCGTATCTTTTCCATACACCATTTCAGCAAATTTATATTCGTCTTTTTTAATTTGGTTTAATTCTTCATCAGTATATTTTGCAGCTCTAGTAGTAAATACTTCTCGTATTCTTTTATTTGAAGTGTTTGCATACGCTTTTAAATCTTCATTTCTAGGTTTAAATCCTGTTTCTTTACCAACGTTGGCTAAAATTGCTTTTTGTGCATAAGCATTTGTTATGCCTGCTGACGTTAAAGCTGCTGTTAATACTCCTATTACTCCTTTTCCAGCTGCAATCACACCTTCTTTTCCAGGAAGTTTTGCTGCTGTTGGTGGTTTAACTGTTGGCGCTGGCGCCGCAGTTGGTGGTTTAACCTCTGGTTTAGGTGCAGGCGCAGCTGTTGGTTTTTCTACTGGCTTAGCTGGTGGCTTTGGTGCTTCTTTAGTAGGTGGCTTTGGTGCTTCTTTAGTAGGTGGCTTTGGTGCTTCTTTAGTAGGTGGCTTTGGTGCTTCTTTAGTAGGTG